AACACCAGCACCAAGGTTATAGGCCGTCAAAACTGAACCTATTGCAAAGTTCACGTTAGCGTCCGTAGGAATTTTTAATGTACTAGCGGAAGCATTATTCATAGTAATAAACGCGCCAGCGTCAGCGGCCACTACCGTATAAGTAGTACCCGTTTGGGCGTTAATAGAATACGTAATAACGGGAGCGGTCAAAGTCTTCGAGCTTAGGGTCTGCACCCCAGTTAGGGTCACGTCACCGGCAGACGTGGCACTAAAGAAGATTGCTACACCAGTTGAAACGAAATACAAAGTACCACCGTCATACTGACTTAACACTAGCGAACCGGCAGTAGAAACAGTGGCTGTACCGGCCGTGATAGTGCAAGAACCCGTAGATTTATTGTATATAAATAAAGTATCGCCAGCCGCAAAAACAGAAGTATTAACAGTAATGGTAGTAGCGCTAGCGTTAGACATTTCAATACGAGTACCCACGTCAGCGTTAATCAACGTATAAGAAGCAACCTTAGCGCTGACCGTCTGGTTATAGTCATTGGCCTGGAGCGTAGTCATTTGACTGGCCAGCAAAACCTGGGCAGTGCTGAACGTCTGTTTAGCCATGTCAGTTATCCTATCATTAGTACGAAAGTTGGTTAGTGTCGAGAATCCCGCCAGCCAGCGGATACGTACCATCAAGCACAAAAGTAGCGATCTCAGGTTCCATAGTCTGAATCTTAACCATCCACTTTTCAGGCGTAATAGTATAAGTAAGACCACAGCAGATAAGGTCTTTAGTAAGTGACGTAGTACCAGGCGCATTACGGGTCACCTGCAAAGTAATATATCTATCCATTACAAGGCCGGCAATAATGCGGTTAGACGGTTGGCCTTGCGTAATATCTAAAGTTACTGACTTAATTCTTAAAATAGGGTCTTTGCGACCTGTAAGGAAATAAACAGCCTGATTACCTACGTCCTCAGTAGCATAATTTAATAAATCACTTCTATATAGCCAACGCTCAAAGTATCGCGCTACCGAAGTAGGGTCTTGATAAACAGTAGCGGGAAACCCTGGCGGCACTATTTGTACTGTATTAGAAATAAAGTCAGTATCATAAACATAAGATACATCCTGATAACTGATATTAGTTCCATCATCATTAAATAAATATGGTGTAGCTGAGGACATGGTGGCAATAGCGTTACGGTCTAAGAAAACTAAATACCCGTTAGAGTCGGCATAAAACGCGCCCACTTCTGAATTCTCGATAGTTTTGATGGCATTAAGCGCACTCCTATAAGTTCCAGGGTCAGCTTGGACACCATACAAAAGAGAACCACCGTTAAGCACTGTTTGAGCCAAATCCCAGCCAGTCTCATACAAAATACCTAAAATTCTAAAACCAGTACGGATATTACTTCCACCATAATAAGCGAGTGTAGTTATGTTTATACTATTAAGAATACTCATTCCGTCCATTAAATTAACGGTAACGGATGCGGCCTCTATGCCATTGGCTGGTTTATACGTCCAAGAATTAACGTAACCCTTAAACATACTATAATTAACACTGGAATAATCAGCCGTAATAGTAAACGGCACAAGCGGAACCAATAAACCTGTATAAGGTGAGATAGTTGATTCAGGATTCCAGTCACCCGTATAATCTGCAAAAGTTACAGTAGCCGAGCCGGTAAGAAAAAGATCATTAACTCGGTCGTAAGGTTGATCTATGTACGTGTTTAATACAATGGCAGAAATATCTACCGTAAGGCTGGCAGATAATTTAACTGAAACATTTAACGTAGGCACTGTTACGCGACTCCGGCATTAACGAACCATTTAGCGCCCTGCTTTAACTTAGCGTTAGCACCATCATAAATAGCGTTTACTAAATCCTGTTGAGTTACTACTGAACCCTGAACAGTTACCTGTATGTTTTGTACCGCAGACTCAGTACCGCCAGCACGAAAACTAGGCGCGTTAATTGAAGAAGAAGCCAACGTAGGAGAAGGCGAACCTATATCTATTTGCGGTGGCGCAACATAAGCAGGATTGCTAGTAATCATTTGAGTACCAGTAGTATTAGTAGTGGTAGTACCGCCAGTGCCGCCAGGTAATTTTTTTGCTATTTGGTCTACTGTGCTGGCTATTTTGCTAGCAGAAACATTAGCGGCATCAAAAGCGGCAGTTAAATTATTAGCATTAGTTATAGCATTTTGTATAGCAAGATCAGCACCATTAGCGTAAGCAGTTAAAGCCTTCTGATTATTTTCAATAGCAAGCCTACTAGCCTCATCAACAGCGGCGGCTTTTTGCTTCATAGCCAAGTTAGCGGCCGCCACTGCGTTGATAGAAGCAATATCAGTAGTAACAGTAAAACCGGCTTTCTTAGCCATCTGCTGAGCAATAATCTGTAAAATAGTTCTGTTGTCTTTGACTTCTTTAGCCTTAGTACTTAATGCCAATTTGGCCGCCGCGTCAGCTATTTTTTTCATTCGTATAGCGTTGGCAAGGCGAGCCTTCTCTAAAGTGTTCATCAAATACGCTGATTTAATATCATCAGTAAAAGATCGTTCACCGCCAGTAACTTGCTTAATAGCGGTACGTATTGCTTTGCCTCTCTCGGCAAGTCCACTAAGTTGAGCCAAGGGGGTTTTATCGGCTTTCTTTTGTGCCTCTGTAAAGAATAGTTGGCCTTTAAGAAGATCAGAACCAATACCAACTATTTTGCCGCCAATAGTTGAACGGTCAGAATAACCTAAGGAATCAAAATACCCTTTAGTACTTTTGGTTAAGTCAGCCACACCTAGCAAAGTATCGGACAAAGTAGTAGAAAAGTTTTCAATTCTTTTAGTTAAAGAATCAACGCTAGTGCCACCATCATTGGACAGAATCTCAAATGCTTTTACTAGACCTTCGCCTATAACTACTTTCGCTTCTTCGCTAGCAACTTTAATGCGGTCAATTTTGCCGGCATAAGTTTCGGCCGCTATTGCGGCTTGCCCTTGGTAGGTTTTGCTTAATAAGTTTACAATTTCAGAATAACTAGCAGTAGCTAAAGTAGTTTTAGAAATAGAAACACCAAGTTTACCTAAAGCGGTGTTGTTACCTAAATATGCTTTACTTAATGCGGAAGATACGGAACCGATATCTTTAGTAGTTCCAGCGCTTATGTTTAATGCAAGGTTTAATAATTTTTGTGAACCGTAAACATCACCAGTGGCCGTGACTAATTGCTGGTATGCGGGTACAAGTTGGTCTTTTGTAATTCCGTTAGCCAATTGAAGTTTAGATATAAAAGCGTCTGTCTCTTGGATGGCGAACTCAGCACCAACATTTTTTAATGTTTGGCCAAGTGAAATCATAGCCTTTTCGTTAGCTATAAAAGCATGAACCGAACTCTTACCAAACATGGCAACAGAAGTAGCGCCAAATGCGGCAAAGGCGGCCGTAGCCAAGTGACTAAAGCCTCCAATAGACCTGCCTAGGTGAGTTAAAGAAGCAGTGGCTTTTTTTACTCCCCTATCGTCATACCTTGAAACTACGGGTACTACAATGCCTTGAAACATTATTTACCACCGATCGAAATGCCAGAAGTAAATTCTTTTATGGCATCATTAACGGCCATTCTTATTGCTAACACCACTTGGCCGTCGTTTCTTTCTACGGCAACATACATGGCGCGGCCAGAGTTGGGCGCTGGTGTTTTAGTTTTAGAGTGTTCATTCATACCTTTAATGAAATCTCTGCCAGCATTAGGGTTAATACTTTTGCCGCGTTGTCCTTTTTCGTTTCTTCTTCCGGCAAGCTCATAAACAGCACCCGCCGCGTCAGGGTTAATAATTCCATAGCGATTAACAAAACCTGAATAAGTTTTTTTGCCCCTGGAACGCGTTGGCTTTATCTGATTTTTTGCTTTGCTTGGAATAAAACGTAAACGCGTACCCCACTCGCCAGAGCCGGCTTCACCCCAGCCGCTAGGAGGCGCTGAGTCTGGCATTAAAGTTTTAGCATCTTCTGAAATAATTTTTAACTGTACGTTTATTCTTTTAGACATTTGGCGCGAAAGGTCGGGTGCGAATTGGCGCATAGCCTTTAAGGTTCTGTTAAGAGAAACATCATAAGATTCTTCTACCCATGCTGTCATCTTAACGCCTCCTTATGTTTTCGCGCCCGATCCTTCATATACGCCACCATAGCCCAAAACAGAACCGGATCAAGCTCTAGCAATTCTCTAGGACTTATCCCAGTTTCGACAGCCATACCCGCGACCAAAAAAGTTACATGATCGCGGTCTAGCCATTTGGGTTATCGCCAAGAACCTCTACGGCTTTAACGCTTTTAAGCCACTCATCGAAGCCTAAAGTAGTGTCTCCACTATCCTTAACGCACCTATGAAGTAACCAGTAAAGGTGTTCATTTTTTTCTTCATCTCTAAAGATTTTATGAAAACCGCCTTTCATTTCACGCTCGAAAGCTACTTCTGCTGAAGGCGTGACCTGATAGATTTTCTCTACATCATCTATGGTTTTTAGTTTTATTTGCATAACTACCCTTCCTTTTTTTTGTTAAACTACTGCTTTGGCTATAACACCGTTTACCTTGAAGGTTACGTCAATAGTAGCTAGGTCTGCAACACCACCGCTGATAGGAGTCCAAGTACCCATAAACACGGTAGCGCTAGAGTATTTAGGATTAGTGGCGCTAGGCGTAGGTGAAGTGCTAGTGGTGTTAGCGGCCGCGCCAGTTGGAAAGCACTCTAAATAAATAGTAGAGCTACCAAGCAGTGGCTCAATCGTTTGGTTTACTAAGGCTGAGGCGTGATCCTGGTAAAAGGTGACTACGAACGTATCGTTAGCCAGGCCGGCAATTCGAGCGTGACCAACGGCTCCAAGGGCGGTGGTTTCGACTTCATCATATTCGCGAACTACTTGGACTTGTGAAACTCTTGAAGAAAGGTTTACTGCGGTTGCCGACGTAGCACCAATCTTAAAGTAAACGTCATTATTTAGAAGAACTGACATTTGATTTACTCCATTTCTTTTATATTAGTGCTTTTTGTCGGCTCAATATGGCCGGCTTCGAGCAGTAGCGTTATTTCTTCTGACGTAAATTCTTTGGCATCAAAAGTATCGCCAAAAGATTTACTGCCAAAACCTAGTTCACCTGTTACTTTGTAGTTCATATTATTTTCCTATCCGTATATTTCTACTGAGTAGTTGTAGCCAAGATATTCGATAGCGCCTACTTGTATTTGACCTGGCGTAGCGGTAGTTACACGTAAAGTATTACAAGCACCGCCTAGGGTTTTATCTGATTCGATAGCGGCTTTAATGGAACCAGAACCAGTGCCGGTAAGTAGGCCATCTAATTTATCTTGTCCAGCGCGTTCTACCATGCGTGAAGTGATGGCATAAATTTCTACTGTTGCGCGATCTAAACCGCGACCGTCTGCGACATCAAAAAATAAACTTAATTGCCCTACCACTGCGGCCGGTACATTTACTGCATCTGGCATAATGTCATAAGTACGCAGGCCGGTAATGGTGGCTAGGTTAGTTTTCAGTGCATCACGTACGGTGGCTGGGTTCACGCTAGAACCTCGCGGCGGTATGCGCGTACCATTTGTGTAATGTCTCTACCTACTGGACTCATGCGAATAGCGCCAAGATCGCCAAGGCCAAGGATTCCGCCAGGTGCATCTTTACGCTTATACAAGTCAGCGGTAAGAATCATACACGCTTGGTTAATATCATCTGGTATGGAAGGCCAGCCCCACTTAGCGGTAACTTGTACACCTGGCCGGTAGTTAATTGGAGCCTCAAAAGCCGAAGAAGCAGACACAATAGTAACAACATTCCAAGGACGGTTAAGACTTGGCGCAGTAATAGGATCAAGAATATAGTCAGTGTTAAGCGTAAGGGTATTAGTGTAGTTGCCTAGACCCGTAGCATCTAAAGCTACAATAAGGCCAGTAGCAGAACCTACGTCATCTATAAATAATTGAAGCGCATCATTAGCGCGATAAAGTCGAGCAGTAGCGGTAGTGTCTAAATAAAATCTACGGTTAGCCATACGGTCAATAGACCGGCTGGCGGCTTCCACCATGCCCTCTAGTAGCGTGTCATCTACGCTATCTGTAATGCTGAGGAAAGTTTTAACTTCTGCAAGTGTCGCGTAACCGTTAGAAATAGCCATGACCCCTAGCCTTTCTTCTTCGCCTTGTAAATACTTGGCTTGGGCGTTTGTACGGGTGCTTGGTGTTGCACACTGGGCGCAACATATCCAGCCACTTTTAACGCCTCGTCTACTGCGGCAACCCGAATAGGGAGATTCCGCATTACATAGCCTTTCCGTTCTTCGAGAAGGCTCTGGATTAGTTGGCTAGGGGTCATGGTGTGTGAGCCAAGGAAGCCGGCCGGAAGGGTAGCCGGCTCCCCTGGGTTCTCCTTATTTCAGTTATGCCCAAGTGCTGGTGATAAGACCAGTACCAGTGATGGCGGAAAATGCGGCAGGGTACTTGCCAGCGGTAAATGCTGAGAAGCCGAATACAACGGTGCGAATAGCTACGTTGCCATCTGGTTGCTCAAAACGCACGTACAGTGGTTGCGAACCGGAATCTTCCCAGAGGTAAGACTCGTTGAAGTCACCGATAATAACGGCCGTCTCATTTGTTCCCGCACCCAAGTTAGTTGGTACGTTCGCATCTGCGATAACTGGAATTCCAAGAAGTTGAAGGTTCGACTGGTAGGCCGGACGATCATACGAGCCTGGGGCGTTCATTGGCATACCCGAAGTTGGTACGACAAGTGGACGATCTGACGCATCAAGCGCGCGAAGCAAGCAACCAATAAGGGTAGGGTGAGCTACGATAGCGTTAGCGGAACCA